CGATACCTCTTTGAGGACCGCCGCCGTTACTAACAGGTAATCACCCATTGGCTTAGAGGCAGTTACATCTACCCCTACGGATAAGCCGCTTACTAGGTTTTCCTGAGCGAGTACTAGCGCATCTTGTCCTCGAGTGCTGCTAGATAACTTGAAGGATCCGTAAACGCCTTCGGTCGAGTCGCTAAATGAAATAGCGCGACCTACTGGCTTATCTTGTTGGTGTTGCGATAAAAGTTTAATTTTTGTTGCATCGGGAATTGCAATAGAGCCGCGCTCAAAAACAACTGGCCCGGCGCTTGTGTGTCCTACTTCGCCATACGGTGCAACCATCCCGTAAATAGTTCGTTTTTCTGTATCGGCTGCTTGTATTTCCTGACTAAACGTTAGTAGCACTTGCATCTCCTAGCGGTGTGAGTTGTTCCATCTGACGAGCTTGATCTACGCCAATTAGATTGAGGTTTAACATCTTTTCAATAATGTCTAGGCGCTCCATAGCATCGACTCGTAAAAATGAGTCATCGACTGCAAAACGCACCTGATTAGCGGAGTTTGTAATATCGTTCATAGATAAACGGTCCTCGATAGCACAGATATAAGGCTGTAATGAATAAGCCACAAACTCTTTACGACCATCTAATATATTTTGGTACGTCATAGAGTTATTCATATCTGCAGAAATATAATAAGCAGGTACGTTCATAGCGCGTGCAATTTCTGTGGCTAAGTATTGTGATGCCTCGTTATACATCATATCTTTTGGACTAAAGCCTACGTTTTCTACGCTAAGAGTGCTCGTTAAATATGCCGTTGATCGCGAGGCGCGGCTAGCCTTCCAACTTGCTAACAAACCTTGTATCTGTGACTCCGGTAAATCAGCGCCGTTATTTTTTAATACTGTTGTAGCCATTGGAGTAGCTGCGCTTACAGCACTTGCGCGCTGAATATCGTAAGCTGCTTTAATTGTTGTAGATGCAGTATCTAATACGCCCGGTAATAAAGATTGAAAAGTAACAAGTGAACCAATACCGCCCATAGGTACTTTTTCGCCATCGACAAAATAATCTTCTATTTCTGTACCGTACTTGTTTGTTGTGTAAGTTACGCGGTTATTAGCGACCCACTCAAAACCGGATGGACGTCCATCGTCTGCATACAAACTTGTAACGCGCCAATATGCAACGCCGTAAAAAATTAAACTATCTACAGTTGCAGAGATTGTAACGCTACGAGGTTGTCTAATATCAGGTTGTTCTAACCAAACAGGTGAGCCTAACTTTTCGCCTGTAGATTTTTTATACAGTGCTAGGTCGATACTTGAAATAACGCCGGCAACTAAATTGCGACAACGTGCGACACTTGCAACTTGTAAAGCAAAAGTGCGGTCGATACCGTTAGAGTTATATCCGTAAGTAGATCCTGTATTAAATGATCCGTAACCGTATTGCGTAGTCATTACCGCAGGTGCGTATTGGGCCTCAATAGATGGCTTTTCAGCTCTCTTGATACCAAAGGTTTCTAGTAGTCCCATAAGAGGGATTTTTGCTATTCGTCAAGCATATTTCAGTTAATTGCGTTCGTGTCTAACTGTAAACTTTAGCCTCACCCACAGGCTGATTTAGGACGTGGACTACAAAGCTGAGGCTTATTGCCGCATCGACGGGCCCGGCTGACTTGCGCCGGATGATGCGCCAGCTAGCATCGCTTACCTTTGCCGCGGCATTAGCCATACTCTCGACTAGCTCGGTTTGGCCCGAGTGCACGAGTTTTTTATTTACTAGAGCGTTATAGAGATCGCCGCACGCCTGATACGCCACTTGCCCGGATATATCCTGCACTGCAACGCCGGACATCTCGAGGCGTTTGGCAATAGAGGCAGTGGTGTACTTGTCGTAACAAACTGTCCGAGGGTAGTAGATATTTGTCCAGTGTTTAATCCGCTGGGCTATAAATAAGTCATCTACTGCTACGTCGTTATGAAATACCTCAAGGACCGCAACACCTATACGGCCATCGGGCAACATCTGACCCATAACTAAACTTGCATCGCGGCGGCTAGGGGATACGTCAAAACCAAAGATAGTAAGTGGACCCGGGTTAAGTTGTAGCGTTTTATCGCCGGCCTCCTCAACACTCATATAAGGCCAAGGGCTGGCAAGACTGCTGACCCACGTGCACAATAATTCTGTGCGAGTTGTCTCTATAGATGAAGTAGCTACCGCCTCCGCTAAAGCCTCTAACGTCACTGTATAACCGAGTGCCGGATTTGCTTGAGCCCACGCATTAGGATCCGTAATCTTTGCAAAAGGCTCAGCTGAGTACTCGTAAAAACCAAAACTTTTAGGAGGAAAACTTAGAGCTCTTTCGCGTAAATCATTAAGCACGGTACTAAAGGCATCACCGGCATTAGAGGTTAATAAGGTTTGTGAATTAGGCCGTGCACGAGTTACCGGCATCGCTGCACGATAACCCTCCTCCGAGATTTCGCGAACCTCATCGACGTATAGGAGATCGGCCGTGCGTCCGCGGCTACCATCGCGTGTAGCTGCAACAACATCGAGCCGGGCGCCATTACGTAACTCGATACTCTCAGTACCGTTTGCAAACCGTATCTGTTTAGTTTGTTTGCTCAACGAGTCCGAGCCTTCGATAGCGTAAGCCACCTGCCTAAAGGTATCGAGTGCCATAGATCTATTAGAGCTCATAATAATTACATTTTTAGAGCCGAACAAAAACAGGTGTGAAAGCATCAACATACGCGCAAGATGAGTCTTGCCCTGTTGTCTTGCACATAAAACGAGATTTCGCTTGCGTATCCACATATTGTTTTCATCTACGGTGCACATATCCTTAAGCACGAACTCTTGCCACGGCAATAGCGGTAACTCAAGAGAGTTAGCTAGATCTTTTATCTCATTTACTCGAGATGGACCTTTAAGGTATGGCGTATGAAGGCGAGGCTCAGTAGCCCCCTGCAGTGGCGTTTTAGTTTTGGTCATATTCCTACTAATTCTGTTTAGGCTGGCCCACACACGGACCGGCTGGGACCGTTGAGGATTGTCTCGGGGAGATAAGGGCAGGAAAGGCAGGGGGGGTAGAACTCCTCGCTACAAAAACAGCCTGTGAGCGTGAACCCTTACGCATATTGCATCGAGCACAACTACTTACAAGATTATCTAATGAGAGTGGATCTCCACCATCTTTGAGACTAACTACGCGATCTGTTTGCGTAGCATCATCACCACAGTAAACACAGGTGTAGTTATCTCTAGCTAATACAACTAATCGTTGTTGTTTATATGCTCGTGATGTACGAGGGTCTTGCCTACCTTTGACCATTAGTAATGACCTTTAACATCGTGATACCTCAGTGCATTACAAGCGCTCTTATGTCTGTGTTCAACATAGCGATAACCTAACACTATCTGTTTGTATGGGTTTGTCTCAGTCATCTTAAGTAGTTGAGGTATGCCAAACGCACTGCTTTTCTTATTCTTTGCCGTTGGTCTCCAGTTACTTTCTTTAGTCCATAATTTATCTAAGCATCTCATCTGCTTGTAATCATTGACTAACAAAGCTGCAAACGCTTTATATTCATACGTTTTTAATAAGTCTTTTTGATCCGCTTGTAATGGCGTAATACTTGTAATGCTAATTACACACACTGCGCCCACTAGTCGAGTGAGTCGCTGGCTCGCTATCCGCCCTAGCGGCTCGCCTGCGAGTAGAGAGCGTACCGTGCTAGTCAAGTAGGCAGTCAAGTATCGTTTCATAAGTTGTTCACCGTGTCCTCGTGATCTACGAGCTGAACCCCCATAACACCGCACCCGAGGCACTCAACTACAAGTACCCCGGGCGGCAAGTTATCGAACTCGGTTATATTTTTATGATCCTGTATCGCCTTACATACCCTGCAGCTATATCGCAGCATCGCCATAGTCGGACCTTTTAAGATATTTCATCTCAAACAAGTTGCGCTGAGGTACCCAATAGTTATCGTCCCAGTGCACTTTATATTTAGGGTGAATAGCCATAGCTACAGGCATCCAGCCAATAAGGAAATACACCGGTGACTTGCCAATAACCAAGATAGCTACGTCCTTCATACGCTCGGGGGAGCGGTAGCAGTTTTGAATAATGAGATGGCCGGCCTCGTGTTTAGTGTGCTTTACCTCGATATTGTTACCGACATCTGCCTTGGTATCGTCTATGCCCGGATCAGGTATGTAACCGGTAACGCCAAAGTGCAGAGCTACAGCTATCTGTGCACCGTAGCCCTCGGCCTTCTCCGTTATCATCTCGTGATAATTAAGAGTGCGGTTATATTGTCGGACCTGAGTAGTAGGGTGTGAGTTTTTTACTGCCATCCATTCCACACCTGTTTTATGAGCTAATTTCTCCTGCTCGTGGTCAAGCACCACACGCTCTAGCCTCGGCATTGTGAGCATAGCCATATGACCTCCTCGCCACCGACTACCTGAATAGTTAGTCCACCCTGACGTGGCTGGTGTGTGTTGCACTGATCGCATAAGTCTGTTACTTCTCGAGTAATAGAGCCGTCTGTATGGATAGTGGTGCACACGCCTTTAGCGATTATCTGCATCTCACCCATTGTTTTGCTCTCGATCGTTAAGCACTTTTAACTGCCACGATACGGCCGATACCTGATCTATCAACAACGACATCTGCCAAAATAAGGCTTGGTCATATCTTTGTGCGTTAAAAGCTGCGAGAGCAGCATCTTTTTTCAGCTGTATATTTTCATCTCTCATAGCCACACCGGCTTGCATTGGTCTGTTCGTACTTTGCTAGGGCACGTGTATCCCTTGTACGCATTACCTGTTTTAGAGCTCTTGCCCTCTTTGTAAATCATACGACCGTGTGAGCACTTAGGGGAGTCCTCGACTATTTCGCCGCCCAGTTGTTCGGCCACTAGCTGTAGCACGTTACCTACAGGCTCGGCAGTGCCTTCGCTTTCGCTTGTTTTAATTGTAAGTGTGGCCCAAGGGTCCTCGTTAGATACCGGAGAAGGCGCATCTACTCGTTGCATATCTTGGCGTGTAGGACGTGCATCGCTTGGCGTTAGCAGACTTATTACACGTCCGTAAGCACTTGTAACTGTGTCCTCAATAAACCATTTTTTCATATTGGCCGGATAAGTAGCCACGTTACCTAGTGCGTAATCTGTGGCACTTGGCACTGCATCCTTATACTCGCGATAAGCCTCAGCTTTAACTAATACCCAGCCTGCAGTTAAGTCCGCATCCTCGATATAGCAAACCAAACGGCCACTAGGAAACTCAGCTCTAAAGCGCTTAATGCGGCTATTTACGTCCTCGTAGTTTGATAAATCAAACACTGGCCACCTCCGACAAACGTGCGCGCAGCTTTGCAATATCGAGAGACTGAGCCATACGCATTTGATCTTGTAATGACCAACTCTCACTGCCATCTTTACCCCAGCCTTGAGTAATGCCGTCTAAACACTCACGGCAATATGCTCGGCTTTGTCCA